GTTAGCTGGCGGTGGCTTAACAGAAAAATTTCAGATTTTTATAGGAAGAGAGAAACAAGGAAGGGGGATTTGAAGGATAAACAAAAAAGCCACCCTGAAAGCTAGCTTCAATATGCTGATTTAACAGGTAAAATTTGGTGGCCCCTGCTGGGCTTGAACCAGCGACCAAGCGATTATGAGTCCCAATTGGGATCAACTAAAATCAGTAACTTACTGATTTTTATGTTTTCTATGGGCCGAATAGTGATGAAAAGTGGCACATAGCGTTGCGCTCTGCTGCCACTTTGCTGCCAAATTAAACTGAGAAGAAATCAAAGCATTGTTAACGTTCGGGTGCATAAAAAAATATGCAATGTTAATTTTCCTCACGCCTATAATATTATCCTATAATTATTTCTAATTTTTCCTTATGCCATTCTCTAAACTCATCACAAAGTATTTCCACAGAAAAATAAAATATGCCGTTTTCAAGAGGAGCTAAGTAAAGGTCAGAAGTTAGCTCTTCAGTAGTTACTTGGCGTACTGATTGCCTATGTCCGCGTATTGTACCATCTTTCATTTTGTTTAGATGAGAATTATGGTTATTAAAAATAGATATGTCAGGTAGTTCACGAGATATCATTGCGGGAGTGATTCTATTAGTAGCATAGAGGTCTTCGTAGCTTAATACCGATTTTAATTTCTTTTCAGCCAATTCAATTATGTTTAATGGTAGCTTCAATTCTGGTTTTTTTATTTTTTTTACTTCACTTTCAGTAAGTAATTTCAAACTTTCATGTGGAGTTATTACTACGGATACGTTATTTGCTTTTACTGGGCCGACATTCTTTATTTTAAAATTGAGTTTGCCTGATATTATGGCCTCATAAAGTTTCATTTTTTTGTTGAAAGCTTCAATATCCCCTTTTTTTGGTAGTTCTGAATTGTATTCATCAATAGTATTTTGCGTGATCATACCCCATAGATGTTGAGGTATATCTGTTTGATTTAGTTCTGGTATCAATGTGGCTGGTTTTGAAAGTTCAGGCAATTTATAAATTAACGGCCCCGACATAAAGTCATGGTCGTTAATCATTATAGAAAGTAATGGTAATTCAACTTTATTCTGTAATTCTAACTGTTGAATGCGTTCTGATAATATTTTATTTTGTTCCATTACACTTACAAGTTTTGTAAGTGCTTGTGGATCTGCCGCATTCCCGCGTATCCAACCTATCCCTGGTTCTTCGGCAAAAGTTTTATAAAGCGCGGCGGAAACTTTCCTCACTAATTCGTCTTCACTTTCCCAAAAATCACATAATTGCTCATTTATTCTGTTCTTAAATAACTCAAGCTTATCAATTAGTAAGGGATCGTTTTCACGATTTTCGCGAATGCTAGGAAAGTTTTTTCCTGGTAAAAAACATAACGTTGGAATGTTTTTGGATATTGCATAATTAAATTCTTTTTCGGTATAACTTATATCATCATCAGGGGATATAGTACCGTAACGTTCGCCAACAATAAGAATGTAGTAGTCACTATTATCAATGGCTTTCTGTATTGTATTCCATTGTTGACGGCCACTTGCACTAAACATCTCCATCCCTGCTGGAATATGATTCATGCTTAGAATATGTTCGGTTACCTTTCTTCTGGCAGGGTAGAGATCTTTATAAGTAGAGCTAACAAATATTTGATAACGAACGTTCATGGTTGCTATGGCTCCACTTTATTCAGAGGGTTTAAAGATATTGCTTCTAATAAATGCTCAGGGGCAAAATGAGCATAACGCATTGTAACTTTAATATCTGTATGGCCAAGAATCCTTTGAAGCACAAGAATATTACCTCCATTCATCATGAAATGAGAAGCGAAAGTGTGTCTCAATACATGTGAAAGTTGCCCCGGAGGAGTTTCAATACCAGCTCTCTGTATCGCTTTTCTGAAAGCCGAATAACATGGTTTGAATAGCGACACTGCTCTAGTGTTTGTTGGCAACTCTGCTTCTAGCTTCTCAGTTATGGGAACGGCTCTGTTTTTCTTACCTTTAGTTTTTACAAAAACTATTTGTCCAGCACGGATTTGATCACCTTTCAAGTTTTCTGCCTCGCTCCATCGCGCACCTGTAGCTAGGCAGATTTTCACGATTGCAGTCAGATCTTTAGAGCGGCTTTTCTCACATTCCGTAAGTAATATTTTGATTTCATCAATTGTTAGATACGTCATTTCAGATTCATTTGTCTTGAACTCTCGAATATTTTCAAGAGGGTTTGGCATTGTCCATTCATCCAATCGACTAAGCTCATTAAACATTGCTCTGAAGTACGCTAACTCTAAATTAACTGTGCGGGGAGTTACCTTTTTTACTCTATTGGATCGTGTTATCTTACCGCTTAGTCGTTGCTCACGATAAGACGCAAAAATTTTCGCATTAAATTCCGAAGCTAGTGGATTCCCCATCGCCTCACACGCGAATACCATTGATTTTTTTCTTTTCTCTCCGTCTGCCAAAGTAATGCCATGGCTATTGAACCATAGTTCAACCAGCTCAATTACGCGCCGCTTATCTGCTTTTTCTCCCAGCCAGGGTTTATCTTGAGCCTGTTCTTTTACGAACTTCTCATAGGATTGTGCTTCGCCCTTCGTTGCAAACTGGCGGCGAATCCTTTTGCCGTCTCGGCCATTTGGGAATACTTGTACTTGCCACTTCCCATTGGGTAATTTTTTAATCGCCATGCCGTGCCTTTAAAGGTACTCAGTGCGAGCAACGACTTTGCCTAAAACCTTGATGTCGTCTGCTTTGCATTCGAAAGAGGCTTTTCCATTCTCAACGCGAATACGGCCGCCGGGAAAACGATACAACTCTTTAACGCTAATGAGATTGTCAATCTCGATGAGCCACAGCCCGTCGGTGATCTCTGAGGCGGTCATATCAACCAAGTAATTCTGCTTCTCGAAATTTACTAATAAAGGGTCTTTAACATCACTTGGTAAGAGCTGAGCATCATATTCAACCCAATCAGATGATGAAAAAATCCCATTTGTGATTTTTTTTAGTTCGATTTTTGTAGATGTATCAACTTGGTTTGTGATGTTTGGATTGCCTGTACCATAAGTTAGCCATTCCAAAGATGCCCCTGTTTCCATTGAGCAAATTAGCACCCAATCAGCAGGAAAGTTCCCGCGCATTATACGGTTAGCCATAGTGCTCTGAGATACGTTTAGGTGACGGCATAACGCTTGTCTTGATGAAAGCCCATACGCTTTAACTATGCGTTCAATGGGTTCTTTCCCCCCCTCAGGCAGAACTGGTGCTTTACGACTCGTAAAATCTTTCGTTGACCTTTCCAATTTGAGATCCTAATATTCACTCGTCGTAACGAGGTGTGTTTAATAGAGATAAATAGAGTTGGCTAGAACTCAACAGAGGATAGTGCATCATGACCCGTAAACTTTCAATGCGCCCTTCAATCAATCTCGTGATATCAGAACCGTACATTACTGTCGAAGAGTTTTGCCGTCGCACTGGCTACAAGGAGGGCACCGTTCGCCAGATGTACCGCGAGAACCGTTTGCCCATCAGGAAGAAGGAGGGCTTAAACGGGCTTATCGAAATCAACATGGTTGCTCTCACTATCGAAGCCGCTTCTGGCTGCGAAATCACAATGCAGGGTTGATGAATCCATATTGGGATATTGGAAGGGATTAATCATGTTTGATTTTCGTGTCTCCATACATAACCACTTTGACGAAGCCTGCCGCCGGTTCGCTCTGTCTCACAACATGAAAGAGCTGGCACAGACTGCAGGCATGAACGTGCAGTCCCTGCGCAACAAGCTGAATCCTGAACAGCCGCACCAGTTGACCGTTGCGGAAATGCTTTTGCTCACTGACCTGACCGAAGATGCAACTTTAATGGATGGCGCACTGGCACAACTACATTGTTTGCCTTGCGTACCGATGAACGAACATGCCGAAGAAAAGCTGTCAGCCTACGTTTTGAAGGCAACGGCAGAAGTGGGGCAACTGGCAGCCGGTGCAGTGAATCAGGATGCGTTGAGCACTTCCTGTCGCCGCAGCTTGATGCAAAGCGTTAATAGCGGCATTCGCTGCCTGAGCCTCGCAGCTATAGCAGTGCAGGCCCGTATTCATTCCAATCCCACTATGGCATCTACCGTAGACGCGATCAGCGGCCTCGGCGCATCCATTGGCCTGAGTTGAGGGTCTGCTAATGATTTCACTGGCATCACGCCTTAAGCGTCAAAGCCCGTCCGTAGCCTACGGCAACGGCTGGATCATGGGTGAGAACGGCAAGCCCTGGCATCCGTGCAACAGCCAAAAGCAACTGCTGCAGGGGCTGACCAGCAAACGCAAACCCGCCAGTTTTATAGCGCGTTTATTCAGGGGGTAACATGCAGCGAGTAACAGGAAACACAACCGCACAGCAAGGCCCGGCATCCTTTGCCAAAACTCATTCAACGGGCAATCGTGCTGATGCTGTTAACAAAATGTCGTTTGATGAGTTTCGGAAAAGCTGGCGGCAGCAGCGTGACAATAACGCTAACCCCTCGCTGCGTTATTTCAACCGTCAGAATGACGAGTTTAAATTTTGCGTGTTAACCCTGGCTAACCGCGAAAATCCTAAAACATTTTCACAGGAGGAAATCGGAAAGCCGTTTGAATACTTCGACGAATACCGCCGCGAGTTAATCATCATGGCGATGAATAAAATGGCGCGATGGGGAAAGATATTACCCCGACAGTTTTCTACCGCAGACTGTTTTTTACCTGAGTAAATAAGACTCAAAAAATTAATGGCGTAAACCCGCCGGGCATTCTTTTGCCCTGAATCTGGAGATTAGAAAAATGAGAAATACCGAAACCTGCAATTTTGAAGCTGACGCAGACGCGCTTAATGCACTGCTGAGCAAGGCCAGAACAGAACAGCGTAGCGATGATGCGCTGGCCGTGTCAGTCCGCATTGCGGCGCTAGTCATCCATGCCCGCAAGCACGAAATGACCGCACCGGAAATCATTGAGCTGCTGGATAAAGAGGCAGAACGTTTTGAGCATCAGGCGCGGGAGCTGCACTAATGGCCGATTCAATGGATTTAGTCCAGGCGCGCGTTGAGGAAGAACTGCAGCGCAATCTCGCTAACGCACGTCACCAGCCTGTCGGGGCTGGTGAGTTCTTTTGTCTGGCCTGCGATGAAGCGATACCGGAGGCCCGTCGCCGCGCGGTACAGGGTGTTACTCACTGCGTCGCCTGTCAGGAAATCGTCGAGCTGAAAAGCGCCCACTATAAAGGCGGTGCTGTATGAGTACGATCCTCAAGTGGGCGGGCAATAAAACCCGCCTCATGCCCGAGCTGCTTAATCATCTGCCGCAGGGGCAGCGCCTCGTTGAGCCGTTCGCCGGTTCCTGCGCGGTAATGATGGCAACGGATTACCCTGCCTATTTAGTGGCTGACGTTAATCCTGACCTGATTAACCTTTACCGACAGATTAAAGAACACACGCGCCCATTTATCGTAGTGGCGATGAGCCTGTTTACCCAAAACAAAAGGGCAGAGGATTATTACCGCATCCGCGAAGCGTTTAATCATGACCCGGCATTACCGCTGCTTGAACGTGCCGCGCACTTCCTTTACCTGAACCGCCACGGCTACCGTGGCCTTTGCCGTTACAACCGTAAGAGTGAATTTAATATCCCTTACGGAAACTATTCTGAACCCTATTTCCCCCAGGAAGAAATCGAAACTTTCGCAGCCAAAGCCCACCGTGCAACGTTTATCTGTGCCGATTTCCGCGAAACACTGGGCATGATTCAAACCGGCGACGTCGTTTATTGCGATCCGCCTTATGACGGTACATTTAGCGACTACCACGCAGGCGGATTTGATAAGGGCGCGCAGCAGGATTTAGCCAGCATGTTAACCAGCGTGTCAGAGCGCTGCCCGGTTATCGCTTCAAACAGCGATACCGACTTTACGCGCACTCTTTTTAATACCTACGAGCTGACCAGCGTCAGGGCTGCCCGCGCGGTTGTTGTGGCTGCAGGTGACGGCAAAAGCGCGGCAGAAATTATCGCAGTGCGCCGTCCTGTTGTTTGGATTGGTTTCGATCCTGCAGCTGGTGAGGTGATGGCATGATTCATTTCCACGGCGGGCCAATAACGCCTGATACGTGCGCCCTGAAAGCATGGAAATCACGCCATGCTTTTATCAGCTTTGCTAACCCTGGCCAGTTACCGCTGGCCAGCGAGATCTGCCAAAGCTTTGCACTTGATAATGGCGCATTCAGCTTCTGGACAAAAAAGCGTGTAGTGAGTTGGAGTCAATATTATGACTTCGTTTCTCGTTGGGCGAATCATCCACGGTTTTCATTTGTCATTATTCCCGACGTAATTGGAGGAAACAGCGCAGAGAACGATGCGCTTATAGCCGAATGGCCTCATGGCAAAGTCACGGGCGTTCCGGTCTGGCACATGAACGAACCAGATGATCGTTTTATCCGCCTCTGCCATGAATATCCAAGGGTTGCTATTGGTTCGATGGGTGAGTATGACGCCCGCAGGCCGAAAGACTGTGCCGCGCGACTCCGTGATCTCATTCGCCATGTTGTTGACGAAAACGGCTACCCGATAACGAAGTTGCACGGTCTGCGTATGCTCAACAAAGACCTGTTTAAACGTATCCCACTCTCATCTGCTGACAGTACAAACGTGGCGCGCAATATCGGCATAGATAAATACTGGAATAAAAGCCCGTATGCGCCTGCCAGTAAAGAAACAAGGGCCTCTGTACTTGTAGAGCGCATTGAGTCAATGAACAGCGCCAGTTCCCTTAACTACGATGCGGAAAAGGATTTATTTACGCCGCAACTGGCTTTTGAAGTATGAGCCATCAGGATAACGTTAGCGAGTGGGCGTATGAGTGGAACAAGCCCCTCCGGGCGATTTCAAGCCCTTATCCCACTTATGAGGAAATGCACAGCCGCAGTCAGATGATTGCGGCTTTAGTGCGTGCGCAGGAGCTGCTAGAGCAGCAGCCGACGCTGATCCAGATTGACGTTAAGCGTCGCGTTAACGAGCTGGAAAAATCACAGGGCATTGCCCGCGCCAATGCGTACTTAACGAAAACCTTCGTCGAGCGCACATTGCCGCGTGTTGAATGCGTTAATGAGCAGTACCGGGTTAAGACTATGGACGCCAGCACCTTTAACCTGCTGGCGCAAAACGCCCCTAAAGAGAATGGCGCAGCGCGTGCCGGCGGCCAGCTGTGGGAGCTGATGAAGCGTTTTAACCGCCTGGCTGATATGTCGCGTGCCGATGTGGATTTGCTGGCCGGTGATATTGCCAGTTTCATTCTGGCCGAGCTGGTACAGGCACACGCTCAGGCAGCTGATGAGTCAGATTATAAATACACGTACCGCGTCTACATGACGGCGGCGGCCGTCACCCGTGAATTTAATCAGACGCCGCCACTGTGGGATAAGGTGACTACCCGTTTCTTTGATCCTGAGGAAGTCACGCCCGCCGTGCTGCGTATGCAGACTGAAAAATGGTGGAGGGGGAGACTGCGCCGCGTGGCTGCGTCATGGCGGGAGCACCTGCAGATTGCCCTGGCTAACGTCAGCAAAAAACACACCCCCTACGCCAGCAGAATGACGGTTTCAGAATGGCGGGAACAGAAACGCCGTACCCGTGAGTTTTTAAAGGGCATGGAACTGGAAGACGAGGAAGGCAACCGCATCAGCCTGATTGAAAAATACGACGGCAGCGTGGCAAATCCGGCCATCCGTCGCTGTGAGCTGATGACCCGCATTCGCGGCTTTGAAAATATCTGTAATGAGCTGGGCTATGTCGGGGAGTTTTACACGCTGACCGCACCGTCACGCTATCACGCCACAATCAAAACCGGCCATCGCAATCGTAAATGGAATGGTGCCAGCCCCGCAGACACGCAGCGTTACCTCTGCAGCGTCTGGCAGCGCATCCGGGCAAAGCTGCACCGTGATGACATTCGAATCTTTGGCATTCGCGTTGCCGAACCCCACCACGACGCAACGCCACACTGGCACATGCTGATGTTTATGCGTCCCGAAGATGCGGATCAGGTGCGCCAGACAATCCGTGACTATGCCTTTCAGCAGGACAGCAACGAGCTGACCACGGATAAAGCCCGTAAAGCGCGCTTTCATGCCGAGGCCATCGATCCGGAAAAAGGCAGTGCTACGGGTTACGTGGCTAAATATATCTCTAAGAATATCGACGGCTACGCACTGGATGGCGAGTTGGACGACGAAAGCGGTAAAGACCTTAAGGAAACCGCGCCCGCCGTTTCTGCCTGGGCGGCACGCTGGCATATCCGACAGTTTCAGTTTATCGGCGGTGCGCCGGTCACGGTTTACCGCGAGCTGCGTCGCATGGATGACACCGACACCGCTCACGGCCTCAGCGTGGAGTTTGCCGCTGCGCATGACGCGGCCGACGTGGGCGACTGGGCGGCATACGTTAACGCGCAGGGCGGCCCGTTCGTGCGTCGTGATGAGCTGGCCGTGCGCACATGGTATCAGTCGGGCGATGAGCTGAATGAATACGGTGAGGAAACCTTGCGTATTAAGGGCGTCTACGCAACTGAGGTTGGCGCAGATACTCCGATTTTAACCCGTCTGGCACAGTGGAAGATTGTCCCGAAATGTGCCGTTGATTTTGGTTTTGACCTTCAGGGCGCGCCCGCGTCCTCTCGGAGTTCTGTCAATAACTGTACGGGGCGTTTGAGATCTAAGGATTCAAACCCGCCGGAAAGTGTGGAAGAAATAGACTTCACAGGGATGAGCCGTAAAGAACGGCGGCGGCTGCTGGCCCGACTGAGGGCAGAAAAGCCGGATAAAAAACACTTAGCGTTGCGGCGTCCAGACAAAATCGAGGCCGCGTGTGACAACGTGATCGGCCAGGTCAGAGATTTAAGCGGCGAAACCATCAGTCGCGGTCTGGCCGTGCGACTGATAGGCGGTACGCAGACAGAAATTGCGGGAAAACTGTTCCGCAGTACCTGTTACGGTGATTTAGTGCGGCCATTCAAAAGCAAGGCTGACACTTCACGTAAAGACGAAATACTGAGCCGTTTCAACAGGCTCGCTGAAAGGGCAAAGGCAGCCAACTTACTTAAAGCAGAAAGCGAAGCGCACAAAAAGTAAGGATAAAAGTAAAAAAACATTTCACTTTAAGAATCCTCTAATATACTGTGTTTATGTACAGTTGTTTGTAGGGAGAAAATGTTATGCAGGATTATTTCTTTGAATCATTGAAGTTACAGCGTATTGATTTATTTATGAAATTAGTCGCATCAAGTGATTGTAGTGAAGATGAAAAGAATCTGGCGATCCAATGGGTGTCTGAGCTGACTGATGAGCTTATGAAAAAGGTCAGAAGTCACGAATATGCCCGTTTGATGGAAGTATCTGAATAGAAGGGCAGGGCTAGATATGGGCGGAAAAGACAGCTTTTACCGGATTGTCTATCACGGCCAGGTTCTTGAGCATTACAAAGAAGGTGAGTTCATTTTCTTTCAGCGCGCCAAAGAACAGGGTGGCGGGTACTGGCTGGGGCAGACGTTTGATGGCGTTTTTGTATTCACGCTGCCGCACCCAACAAAGTTTTGGGACGGTTGGGAATACCTTATCAGGTACGCACGCAGGCCGCCGCCAAAGCCTAATGTTATCGAATCCGGTGATACCTTCCCTCTTTTCTGAGCGCTGATGCGAGAGTGCATGTCTATGCTGCATGAATCCGCATGATCCCAAAAGGATCGTTTACCCTCTGGCCCGCCAATACTGGTGGGCTTTTTCATAGGTCATGCATGTGCATGAAAACCACTACATAAAGCGGGCAGGCGTGGCGGGGCTACGAGCGCGCGCTGGCATGTTGGAGTAACTCTTAGTTACAGATGGTGTCGCTTGCATTAGAAGAACTGAACAATTATCTTGCAATAGGAATTCTCTACAAATGCTGTTAAGGAATGAAGATGGCAGAAAATGGTCCTATCGAAGATTTAGCTAAGATTGTTTCAAGTGATTTATTCAACCGTTTCAAGTGGCAGCAGCATGGTCCTATTGATCAGGATTTTTCGTGCGATGATGAAAAAAATCATAAGCCGGCTAAAAAAACACAGAGTCATACACATCCAGTAGATGTGGTTTTTAGTTATAAAGATCCTTATCTAAACAGAATTATTTACCTAAACACTGATTTAAAAAGTTACTCAAAAGGTTCATTAAGTGTTACAAAAATTGAAGGTGCTTTAAAATCTTTAGCTCAAACTATTGAGTGTGCGCAATATAGTCCGGAATGGGCGGAAAAATATAATTTTTCTCAGATAGATTCTGAAGTTAGAGGGTTATTGTTCGTATTTAATCATGATAACCAACTTCAACATGATTTCTATGAATATTTTAATCCTCCAAAGCCAAGATCAGGAAGAAGGAATAAAGCTATTAATTTAGATAAAATTCCTATTGGTGCTGGTCAGCAAATACACATAATCGATCCGTTCATGATTAATTATATGTTGACAATAACTAATGATTTAAACGAATTGATCGCAAATAGTCAATTTCCAAAATCTGATTATGGTTTTTATTACCCTCAACTTACATTTCATAAAGTAACGGTGGTTGATAAGCATCTTCCTGCTACAATTGAAGTCTTATCGTCGCCATTTATGATCATCAAACATGATGCGGTTTATGAATACAACGATGATAAAAAAATGAAAGAGGAAGTTCATCCTGAAGGTTTTGTGATTTATTACAACAGGAAGGGTGATGATGATAATGAGTTTTTCTACCTTTTGGATCTTCTTTCAAATTATCAAATTTTAGATGGTAAAAATAAAATACGTATTCGATTAGCCTTTAGAGAAAAATATGATTCTGTGGTGTCTAACTTTCGTCGTGGTATTGAAAAGTACGCTCATGAATACGGATTAGACGAAAATGCAAAAAAAATGCTAGATGGAATTGAGTTTAAAGTTATATCAGCTGTAAAAGAATTTTATTCATCACAAGTTATTTCATGGGATTTGAAATGAAAAATATTCATAGCGTAACAGATAAAGCGTTATATGACGCACTTAATCAGAATCAAATTTCCTTAAATGAAATACGAGATCTTTTCCTTGAGCGAGGGACAATTATAGCTAAGTCTACACCTCGCAAGATTTTATCTAAAAATTACTCAAGGATGACGCATGATTATCATGAGCATCAAAAAATAGCTTCACTTTTAGGGGGGCAAAATCGCGCTGAAAAAGTTACATGCAAAAGAATTGAAGTAAACATAGATAAAAGAGCAGTATTAGCTGCTGCTGAAAATCTGAAAAATTTAATCAAAGAGCAGGATGATTTATGCCAAATTAAAATTGACGGAGATCGGGTGTTATTAAGTGTTCGATATTTAACTACAGATTATGGTAGAAGTGAGTTCAAGCAGGCAGTTAATAAAGAGGCTTTGATTGAGATAGAACCTTTAGCAAATGGATATAATATTCGGAGGCCTGATAATGACACAATTGAAGATTACGAAAATAAGTTGTTAAAATTCATTAGTGATGAAAATATTCTGTCCAACCCTCAACAAAGTGATGAAACTGATCTAGTAGTGCAGGAGATAAGCCTTTCTCATGAAAAGTCACCACAGAAAAGAACGGAGTTTTTTGATAAGCTTATTCGTTCTCTAGAAGGTTATGAACTTCTCGATGTAACAGATGCATACGTCTATCATCCTAAACCTGAAGAAATAGAAGAAGAGCATGGTAATCCTGAAACTGGTGTTCATGTTTCAAAAGCTTCACTCAAAGGTGAGGGGGTGCTCAGGTCCGAGGAGTTGAGTGATTTATATGATCGAGGTTTCTATATTTGGAAAATAAAATGGAAGGTCAAAGAAAAACTAGTTGATCCAGATATATATGAGCTTGAGGCTCAATTTAATGATCCTTTGAACTTTAAGGAGTTTTCATATTTAGTTAAGGGTGTGAAGAAATATAAAGGTAGTGGTCAGTATTTTAGCAAGCCTCAAAAATTATCTGCGAGGGATGCCGAACGTTTCAATAAGCTAATTGAAAATCAAGCGTATTCAATTATAATGGAGCTTAGTTGATTCTTATAAGGAGTGGCTATGTCACATGTTAGAATTAAATGGATGAGATTAAAGCTGAGAACACCCTCAGAGGCTCTTTTTTCTTTCATAAAAAACACGCCTTATAATGACGAGGCCGGACTGGGTTTCACGGATTTCGATTGGAGGGGGGGCAAAATTTCTGCAACTTTCAATAAGAAAAATTTACAGGTTGAATCTTACAATGATCCATTTGGCGATGAGGTAGAGTTTGAAAGGATAAGTTATGATGAAATTAATTTTTCATTGTTTACCTTGTCGCCAAGACTTTGCTTGATTGCAGTTTATGACCCGCCTAAGTCTATTAAATCCTTAATAGACTTTTTGACGTCTGATTCAGAAGTTAACGTTGGGTATAGTAATATTTCAGTTGATATTAGTGATTTCATAAATGTTATGCGTCTAGAATTTAATTATCGCCTTGTTTCCATATCTAAAGTGAAAGTTTCGAACGTTCACGTGAATGAAAACTCAAGGGCTAATATTGAAATCACATCTAAGGTCAACGCATTAAAAGATCTCCAAGAGTACGTGGAAACCAATGATTTTAAGCTTGATAAGCTCAAAGGTGTATATTTGAATGAAGACGTGAAGGCATCGTTTGAACTGTCTAGCTCAGCATTGTGCTGTGTTCAAAATGGCGAGGAAGATGTTTTCAATGAGATTCTATCAAGAATTGAAATTAGAAAAGAATAATATAAAGCAGCTTGACGGAAAATTCCATTATTCATTGCGCCCAGAGTGTGGGCGCTTTAGTTACTCATTCAAGTTCAAGATTGTAGGGTGCAAATCTAATAATCTCATCGTTTAACCAATGATTTAATTGTGAAAATCGCTTCTGTAAGGGTATAAGTTCATTTCGTACAAAAACCCGGCTAGCCTTTTCCACATCCCCAAATCCCCCAACGTTATTTGGCATAATTCCCATCAGCTGCGGCGGCACGCGATGCACGGCCAGCATGTCATCGCGTGACACGTTTTTTATATTCAGAAACTCATCTTTGGCCGCCACCTCTGACAGTGGAATGATCTGAATGCCGTCCTTCTTCCCGTTCGGACTGTACATAAACAGATTGCGGAAGTTGCCTGGGCCCTTTGCGCTTTTCATGGCGCTGCGGATATTGTCAACGTCCTGCTGGCTCTGCGCCGGGTCGGTCATGTACATGATAAAACCCGCATGACTGCCGTTAATGTAATACTTGCGGCGAAACAGCGTGGCCGACTCATTCAGCAGCGCGGACGGGATGGCCGACAGGTAGCCCGGCACACCGTAGATTTCCTGATTGATGTCCGGCTCCATCAGGTGGAACACGCTGCCCTTTGTAAACTCATACGGCTCGGAGTTAAGGCCGTAGTGCGCATACCAGTAGGTGTCGAGGTCAAGCCCGCGCCGCGTGTATTTGGCGAGGGATGGCTCCAGTTTCAGCGTAGTGCCGAGGCGGCTGGTTCGCTTCTCCAGGTACGCGTTGGCAAACACCAGGTAATCCATCGCAAAGCGGGTAAAAGCCTGCTGGCTCAAAAGCGGATGCGGGATAAAGGTACTCGCCAGAATGTTGCATTTCACGCTGATGGGTGAGCTGTGATGCACGGCGGAGCGGAACGTGCGCGCCAGCCCGTCAACGCTTACGGGCGGCTCATACCAGCGGTCATTGATGACGCACTCCACATAGTCCAGCAGTTCGCGCCGGTCGAGTACCGGGATCGGGTCACCAAAGGTAAACGCCTCCGAGGCGGCAGTGCTGCTCATCTGTTCCGGCTGCTGCACGGGCTGCGTGCGCATGCGGTTCCTGCGTCTGCTCATTAATACATCTCCACAATGTTCTGCGTGTGTGCCGCCTGTCCCTGCAGCGGCTCGTTTGCCAGCGCGTGCATGGTCGCCCAGGCTAAATCGCCGTGGCTCACTTCCTCGCTGCGGCTGGTTTCATAGGTCGGACGGTTGCCGCTGGCCGTGGTGGCCTTACGGATGGACATAAACGACTGCGCGATATCGAGGTGGCTGGCGTCAAACTCCATTCGCCCGCTGCTTATGGTGTCGTAGGCTTTAAGCACCAGGGCATTTTTCACCGTCGGGTTATAAACAAACTCTTTCACCTGCGGGAAAAAGGCTTTCACGTTTTCATAGACGCCGAGGCCGACGCCGGTCGAGTCGATGCCTATGTAGGTCACATTATACTGCTGCGTAAGGGTTTTGATGGCGTCGGCCTGCGCGCGGAAATCCATACCGCGCCACTGGTGCCGCTCAAGGATGCGGAACTTACCGCCCGGCACGGCAGGCGGGGCAATCACCACGCAGCCCGCGCTGTCGCCGTTCTGCGTGCCTTTTGCCGGGTCGTAACCAATCCAGACCTCCTTCCAGCCGAACGGGCGCAGCGCCAGCGCTTCGAAGTCGTCCCACACTTCCCAGCTGTCCACCATGCACTTCTGCAGCATGGCAAGCTGGAAAACTGAGGCTAGGTCATCCATAAATACGCACATCAGCAGGTTTTGATAGTCTTCCGGGCTGTAGCGCGTGCGCAGCTGCTCCAGGTCGAACAGGTCACATCCGCCGCGTACGGCATCCTCAACGGTGACAATCTGCCGAAACTGGCCGTCGGCACAGAGGCGGCCGGCGGCAAGCGACGCGTGGCTTAAATCAATATCAACCCGGTCGGCTTTGGTACGGCCCTTGTTAAACTGCGCGCCTGACCAGAACGGATAGGCGCTGTGCGTGAGGCTGGACGGCGTGGAAAAGTAGGTTTCCCGCCATTTCTTGTGCAGCGCCATGCCCGAGGCGACTTTCTGCAGCTCCTGAAATTTCGGTATCCAGAAATATTCGTCAAGGTACAGGTTGCCGTGGTAACTCTGCGCCGTGCGGGCATTGGTGCCGAGAAAGTACAGGCACGCACCGTTAGCCAGCGTCATCGGGTCGCCTTTCAGGTCTACGTCGGCCTCGCGGGCAAACTCCACGATGTACTGCTTGAATACGTGCGCCTGCGCCTTACTGGCCGACAGGAAAATCTGGTTGCGTCCCGTGGTGAGCGCATCCAGCAACGCCTCGCGGGCAAAAAAGAACGTCGCCCCTATCTGCCGCGATTTCAGCAGATTGCGGACGGCGTATTTATTGCCCGCTTCCCACCACTGGCGCTGGTAGCCGAACATCGTGCTGTGAAAGATGTCCTGCAGCTTTTCGATCTGCGCGTCGCTAAATACGTTTTTTTCAGGCGGTTTGCGCGGGTTTTTGTTGCGGTTTTCGACATTGGGGTTTAAATCCGCCTCATTGCCGCCGTTGTTAAATTTCCCGATGCGCGCATGGCGCTCTGACTGCCGGGCCAGCAGGTCAATTTCTTTGTAGTCCTTTCCTTCCTTCACCTCTTTCATGACCAGCTGACAGTAGCGCGCGGCGGTGGTGAGCTGCATCTGGTCAAGCGGGCCATAGTCGCCCCACTTGTCGCGCTTCTTCCAGCTGTGAACGGTTGCGGGTTTCTCTCCCAGCATTTCAGCAATGCGGGCGATGCGGTATCCCTGAAAGTACAGCAGCAAAGCCTGTCTGCGGGGATTGAGGTCTGCGGGGGCGATTGTCGTTGTCATGGCACCAAAATACGGCCCGCCCGTTTCCTTTTCTGCCATCCGTGATTGTGTGAATTACGGTACAACGTCGCCGCGTTGTTTCAGTGCCCCTGTCGCCGCAAACATAGGGACTCACAGAGTTTTTATCTAACCGGAGCCTGGACAATGGCAAAGAAAGCAAAGCGTTTCCGCATCGGGGTGGAAGGTGCCACCACGGACGGGCGCACCATCGAGCGCAGCTGGCTGGAACAGATGGCGGCCAATTACGATCCGGCTGTCTACACCGCCGTGATCAACATGGAGCACATCAAGGGTTACACGCCTGACAGCGCGTTTCGCCGTTTCGGTGTGGTCGATGCGCTGGACACCGAAGAAATCAGTGACGGCCTGCTGAAAGGCAAGCTGGGCCTGTACGCGGTGATTAACCCGACGGATGAGCTGGTCACGATGACCGGCAACATGCAGAAGCTTTTCACCTCAATGGAGATTCGCCCGGAGTTTGCCGACACCGGCGAGGCGTATCTGATTGGCTTAGCCGTGACCGACGATCCGGCCAGCCTCGGCACCGAAATGCTGCAGTTCAGCGCCAGTGCGGGCGCTAATCCTCTGGCAAACCGCAAGCAGCATCCTGACAACCTGTTTACCGCCGCCACCGAAACCGTGATTGAGTTTGAGGACGTGGCCGACGAAAAACCGTCCCTGTTTAGCCGCGTGTCCGCACTTTTCAGCAACAAACAGAAGTCTGATCACGCCCGTTTCAGCGACGTTCACAAGGCCGTTGAGCTGGTCGCCACCGAGCAGCAGGAATTCAGCCAGCGCATCGAAACCGCCCTGAGCGAGCAGGCCAGCAGCCTGCAGGCGCATTTCACCGAAGTGCTGAGCGCAGAAACTGCAGCCCGTGAGCAGCTGCAGACCGATTTCAGCCAGCTGCAGGCGCAGCTGAGCCGTGAAGACGGGCGCCAGGACTTCCGCCCGCGCACGCCCGGTAACGGCAGCGGAAACAACCAGGATGTGCGCACCGACTGCTGATACAGGCGCGGCAAATCCCATTAACGAACAGAGAACACGAAGCGATGAAAAACAGCACCCGTTTTAAGTTAAACGCCTACATGTCGGTACTGGCGGAAATCAACAACATCAACCTGTCGGCGCTCAACAGCAAATTTACCGTTGAGCCATCGGTGGCGCAGACGCTGGAAACCAAAATTCAGGAGTCATCTGACTTTCTGACGCGCATCAACATCGTGCCGGTCGCTGAGCAGAGCGGCGAACGTCTAGGGCTGGGGATCGGCAGCACGATTGCAGGCACAACCGACACCACGCAGAAAGAGCGTGAGCCAACCGATCCGACCTACATCGACGGCGAGGGCTACAAATGTACTCAGACGAATTTTGACACGGCGCTACCCTACGCGAAGCTGGACATGTGGGCGAAGTTTTCCGACTTTCAGGTACGCATCCGCGACATGATTGTGAAACGCCAGGCGCTTGACCGCATCATGATCGGTTTTAACGGCCTCAAGCGTGAGAAAACCTCTAACCGCACACAGAACCCGCTGCTGCAGGACGTAAACATCGGCTGGCTGGAAAAAATCCGCCAGGAGAAACCGTCGCAGGTGGTCGGCCAGCATATTGACAGCAACGGAAAAGTTATCGCTGATAAAATTACCATTGGTAAAACGGGGCTTTTCCGCAATCTGGATGCCGTGGTAATGGGTGCCGTAACGGAAAAAATCGCCGTGCAGTATCAGGATGATACTGAGCTGGTTGTGATCTGCGGTCGCCAGCTGCTGGCCGACAAGTATTTCCCGATCGTCAACAAAGACCAGCCCAACACCGAAGCGCTGGCCGCTGATTTGATTATCAGCCAGAAGCGCATCGGCGGCCTGCCTGCGGTGCGTGCGCCGTTCTTCCCTGCAGACGCCATGCTGATTACGCGCCTTGATAACCTGTCGATTTATGTTCAGGACGACACGCGCCGCCGCTCCATCATCGACAACCCGAAACGGGATCGCGTTGAAAACCTTGAATCGGTCAACGAGGCGTACGTGGTCGAAGACTACGACTGCACCTGCCTGATTGAAAACATCGAAATGCTGGAGCAGGAGCCAGAGCCGGAAGCGGGCCAGATGAGCGACGCCGAAATCGCGCGTATTGCCTCCGTTGCGGCAAGCGTCGTCAAGGCCATGAGCGAATCGGGTACGTCGCAGGCGCAGGCTGAATCAGGCACCGGCAACGCAGGAGCGTAACCCGTGACCAATCCTTTCCGCGCACACACGCGCTTCATTCAGGGACAGGAGGCCGCCCGCACGGGCGGCAATGGCCGCCATGCGAAAGGCTATGACCTGATGCTGCTGCAGCTTAACGAAGACCGCCGCCGCCTCAAGGGCATTCAGTCCACTGTCACCAAGGCGCAGATTAAGGTTGAGGTGCTGCCGAAATATGCCGCCTGGACAGAGGGCGTGCTGAGCGCCGACGGGGCGCAGCAGGACGACGTGATCATGTACGTCATGCTGTGGCGTATCGATGCCGGTGATTATGCCGGTGCGCTGACCATTGGCCGCCATGCGCTTAAACATGGCTGGGTGATGCCGGTCGGCAAGCGCAACACGGCGACGGTGCTGACCGAGGAAATGGCCGACGCCGCCAAGGCCGCCATGCTGGCCGGAACGCCGTTTGATGCTGACCTGCTGCTGCAGACGCTGGACGCGGTGGACGGGGAAGACATGCCGGATCAGTCGCGTGCGCGCCTGCACAAGTCCATTGGCTGGGTGCAGACCGAAAGCAACCCGGCATCCGCACTGAATCACCTTAAGCACGCCCTGCAGCTGGACGAAAGATGCGGGGTGAAAAAAGACATTGAGCAGCTTGAGCGGAAACTTCGCAAAGACAGCTGATAACCGAACGTGCCCACGCGCGGGGCGGCACGGGGTGGCGACAGGCAGCGCCGTATCAAAACCCCGTCCACCGCCCACCTATTCAGGAGCAGTAACGATGGAATTTGTAGCACCCGAACAGCCAAAGGTTGCGGCAGTGCAGTGGCCCGTTGCGCCGGTGATTATCCCGAATAACTCATTCTGGCCGGACATGGATTTGCAAAAATTCCGCAGCGCAATGCGCGTTGACGGCACCGTGACGCCTGACCGGCTTAAACAGGTGGTGCTGACCGCTATTGCAGAAATTAACGCTGAGCTTTACCCGTGGCGTGAACAGCAGGAATTGAAAGGCTATAACGCACTGGCCGACGTTCCCGCCGAGAAGCTGGCAGGGCTGAGCGTGCGCCTGCACCACTATGAGAGCGCCGTGTGGTGCTGGACGCGCGCGGTGCTCAACGAGCGATACAGCGACTTTGACGCCACCGCGTCCGGCGCGAAGCGCGGCGAGACGCTGGAGGATGCCAGCGGCGATTTATGGCGCGATGCGCGCTGGGCCATCAGCCGCGTGCAGGATCTGCCGCATATTACCGTCGAGCTTATCTGATGAAAGTGCGTGCGCAGCAGTATGACACGGTAGACGCACTTTGCTGGCGTCACTACGGGCGCACGCAGGGGCTGTCCGAACGTGTGTTACAGGCCAATCCGGGGCTGGCGGAATACGGCCCCACCTTACCCCACGGTTTAGAGGTCGAGCTGCCGGACGTTGCGCCCGCAGCCACGGCGCAGACCGTGCAGCTATGGGACTGAATCATGTGGGAAAGAATCAGTACGTTTATTACCTGGTCGATGGCCGTGTTTATGGCGTGGCTGGGCGACCTTTCGGTTAAAGACGTTTCAACATGGGCCGGGCTGCTCATCGGCATCGGCATGGCGCTAATCAGCTGGTACTACAAGCACAAAACCTACCAGCTGCTGGCAAGCGGGCGCATCACGCGGGAGGAGTATGAATCTGCAAACCGTTAAACGCTGCGCCGTGGGCGCGGTTCTGGCCATCGCCGCCACGCTGCCGGGCTTTCAGCAGCTGCACACCTCGGTTGAGGGGCTGAAACTGATTGCTGATTACGAGGGCTGCCGCCTGAAACCTTACCTGTGCAATGCGGGCGTGTGGACTGACGGGATCGGCAACACGCGGGGCGTTGTGTCGGGTAAAAGCATTACCGAGCGGCAGGCCGCCGGGATGTTCATCACCAACGTGTTACGCGTTGAGGCGGCACTGGCGCGCTGCGTGGCGGTTTCCATGCCGCAGCAGGTTTATGACGCGCTGGTGTCGCTGGCGTTTAACGTCGGCACCGGCAACGTGTGCGCATCAACGATGGTGAAATTCATTAAGGCCAGCCGGTGGCGCGATGCCTGTTATCAGCTGCCGCGCTGGGTGTATGTGAAAGGCGTATTTAATCAGGGGCTGGATAACCGGCGCGGGCGCGAGCTGTCATGGTGCCTGAAAGGGGCGGCAGCATGATGCGCGCCGTTGTGGTGACCTGCTTTGTCGTGCTGCTGGTGACTGCCGGGCTGCTGTCGTGGCAGCTGCACAGCGCAAACAGGACTATCGGCACGCAGGTGGCAGAGCTGGCCGCAAAGGATAAAAAGCTGAGCCAGAAAAACAGCCAGCTGATGGCGGTCAACATCATGGCACAGAGCAGTAACCTTGCACAGACGCAGCTGTATGCGGCGGCTGAGAAAAACAACGCACTGCTGCGCCAGCGGCAGCGCCAGATTGAGGATCTGAAACGTGAAAATGACACCCTTCGCCGCTGGAGTGATGCCCCTTTGCCTGATGCTGTTATCCGGCTGCGCCAGCGACCGGCCATCACCGGAGGTGAATCTTACCGTCAGTGGCTGTCCCAAAATAACCCGCTGCCAGCTGGGGCCGTCGGCGGCGCGCACTAACGGCGATTTGCTGGCCCTGCTGGACGAAACCGAAACCGCCTGGGCGGCCTGCGCCGACAAGGTGGACACCATAGTGACCTGCCAGGAAAAAGACGATGAACAAGCCGCAGTCCTTACGCGAAGCCCTTAACAGCGCCATCCCTTACCTGCAGCAAAACCCTGACAGGTTTCACCTGTTTGTAGACAAAGGGGCATCAGTCGGGACTACCGCCGCGTCACTGTCATGGGAATACCGCTACACGCTTAACGTCATCGTTACGGACTTCACCGGCGATCAAAATCTGCTGATGGCGGCGGTGATGTACTGGCTGCGCACCAACCAGCCGGATGCGCTGCAGAACCCCAATGAGCGTGACCAGCTTTGCACGTTTGAAGTGGACATTCTCGGCAACGGTGCCTGTGACATCAGCATTAATTTAAAGCTGACAGAGCGTGTTATCGCTGAGGAGGTCAACGGCGTGACAGAAGTCAGAGCCGTGCCAGAGCCGGGCAACCCTTTTGACGCGGACGACATCTGGACGGTGTGCCGTGGATAATCTGCACGAAGTTGACGCCTGGCTGGATGCGCTGCTGGCTAAGCTGGAACCGGCAGAGCGCAAAAAGATGCTGCGTGAGGTGGCGCGCGACATGCGGCGGATTCAGCAGGCCAATATGACGGCACAGCGTGCGCCCGACGGCAGCGCATGGGAACCGCGCCGCGTATCCGCCAGGACAAAGCCGGGTCGCATTAAGCGCAAGATGTTTGTGAAGCTGAAAACCGCAAAGTACCTGAAAACTAAGGCAACCGGCGACAGTGCAGAGGTGGCTTTCATTCCTGCCGTGCAGCGTCTGGCACGCGTTCATCATTTCGGCCTACGTGACCGCGTGAGCAGGCGAGGCATTACTGTGAAATACGCTGAGCGCCCCCTGCTTGGTATACACGCGGAAACAGAAGAAACGGTGCGCGGTATTTTATTTAGATGGTTAACAATAAAATGAAGTTTATTATTTTTTTATCGAGTTGATAGCCTCATCGATAGGTGTTTTATTAAACTTCCAATCCTCTTTATCAAACCAACACACGAATATATTACAATGAGGAAGTTTGTTTTTTACTTTTCTTTTTATCTTTTTTAGGTAATCAATGTTATAGGCGTTTCTAACGCCAATATATAGCTCTTTAAAAGCTATTTTATCAATAGTGTGGATTTCACCTGTGTTAAGTCCCCTCTCAATATTTCTGACAACACGTACTTCTTCTTCATATGACCAATGAGATGATTTGTAAAGGAAGGTGCGTTGCAAAGCTTCAAGCAAATCCGGTTTATATCTTAAAATCAATCCTTCATAAACCCAGTGGTTCTCTGAATTTTCGAAGGGGTGATTAGGTTTCGTTGACGTATAAATAACATTTCCATATTTAGCAGGTATTACATTATTATCATTTGAGTTAAATCCAGCTTCATTCACATCAATGCCAAATACAAAGCCTGCATGTGAATCGTTACCCATATCGGCTCTCATTCCGCCTTTTGATTCTTCGTATTTGCCTTTGCCATAATGTGACCACATAAGAGGGTTAAGCGGATTACGAGTGAGAGATAAAATACCATATGTAGTAGATGCAGCGTAACGCCTGATTAACTGGTCATTGGTATAGGGAGGCTCACCATGATGCAGGCTTATTAGTTCAAAAGGGTCATTGAAGGAAGATGCTTTGGAAAATTTCAAGGTAAAATTTTTCATTATTTTTTGGGCGCCGCCCAAATCTACATATTTATAAAGAATCATATTCTGTCCTTGACCATCGCTGTCTGCGAGAACTGATACTGATAACTATCTCATTGTGAGAAACACCATACAAGGATGTTTCGTTTAACAGTGCTTAGCTGTCATGCACTCTCATACCATGAACGAAAAACTTACCGAAATCATGCGCCTTATCACCAACCTGATCCGCACCGGCACCGTGTCCGAAGTCGATCCGGTTAACTGGCTGTGCCGGGTGAAAACGGGCGACCTCGAAACCAACTGGATTAACTGGCTCACCCTGCGCGCCGGTAATACGCGCACATGGTGGCAACCCACCGTGGGTGAGCAGGTCATGTTGCTGAGCATGGGCGGCAACCTCGAAACCGCCTTTGCGCTGCCCGCCATTTATTCCGATGCATTCCCGCCGCCGGATTATTCAGAGAACGGCAGTACTACGCAGTTTAGCGACGGTGGTTTTTTTCAGTACGAACCGGCAACCGGCCAGCTGCTGATAAAGAACATCAAAAGCCTGCGCATCGAAGCGGCGGACGGCATTCAGATGTTTACTGAGGCTTTCGGCGTTGAGGCCAGCAAGACAACCCTCAACAGTGAAACGGCCATTAACGGCGCAGTCACACAAAGCGGCGGCGCGATGAGTTCTAACGGCGTCGTGGTGCATACGCATCAACACGGCGGCGTTAAGTTTGGTAATGACACATCAGGAGGCCCGGCGTGATGTATCTCGGCATGAACCGCGACACCGGCAAAGCGCTGACCGATATCGATCACATTCGCCAGAGCGTCAGCGATATTCTGCTGACCCCGGAGGGCAGCCGCCTGGCCCGCCGTGAATACGGCTCCATGCTTTCCGCGCTTATCGATCAGCCGCAGAACGGCGTCATCCGTATGCAGGTCATGGCGGCAGCCTACACCGCACTGAGCCGGTGGGAGCCGCGCATCCGGCTGATTTCAGTGAATTTCACAACGGCCTATGACGGTTCGATGGCCGTTGAGATTAACGCGCAGCGTGCCGACGGCTCGCCGCTGGCAATGACCATACCAACGGGGGTAAACCGTGGCAGTGATTGACTTATCGCAGCTTCCCGCGCCGGAAGTCATTGAGGTGCCGGACTTTGAAACGCTGCTGGCCGGGCGCAAAGAAAACCTGATTGCGCTGTATCCGACTGACGAGCAGGACGCCATGCGCCGCGTGCTGGCGCTGGAGTCCGATCCGCTGGTCAAGTGCCTGCAGGAAAACGTCTACCGTGAAATCCTCTTACGCCAGCGTATCAACGAAGCCGCGCAGGCGGTCATGGTGGCCTATGCGCTCGGCACCGATCTGGATCAGCTGGCGGCCAACAACAACGTTAAGCGCCTGACCATCACCCCGGCCAACCCTGACGCCGTGCCGCCGGTTGCCGCAGTCATGGAGTCCGACGACGATTTGCGCCTGCGCGTGCCGGGGGCGTTTGAGGGACTGAGCGTGGCCGGGCCGACGGCGGCGTATGAGTATTACGCCAAAAGCGCCGACGGGCGCGTGTCTGACGTGTCGGCAACGAGTCCGGCCCCGGCGGAAGTGCTGATTACCGTGCTGAGCCGTGAAAACAGCGGCGCAGCAACGGACGATTTACTGAGTGCAGTGAACACCGCGTTAAACGCCGAAACCGTGCGCCCGGTGGCAGACCGCGTCACCGTGCAGGCCGCAACGATATTCGATTATCAGGTAAAAGCCACGCTGCACCTGTTTGACGGCGTGGCCGCCGCCCCGTGTCTGGAGGCGGCACAGGCCGCAATGACCGCCTATCTGACCGACCAGAAAAAGCTGGGCCGCAGCGTGCGCCGCGAGTCCTACGGGGCGGTGCTGCGCGTGGCGGGCGTGGACTGGGTGGAAATCACCGAACCGGCGCAGGACATTATTCTGAACCGCACGCAGGCGGGCAACTGCACGGCAATGGCCGTTACGGTTGCCAGCGATAACGGGGGTAAAGGATGAGCCAGAGCCTTTTACCGCCCGCGTCCTCGGCGCTTGAGCGCAGGCTTGCAGAGGCGTGCAGCGGCATCAGCGGGCTGAACGTCCCGCTGCGCGACCTGTGGAACCCTGCCGCCTGTCCCGCGTGGTTTCTGCCTTATCTCGCCTGGTCATTTTCGGTTGACCGCTGGGACGAGGCCTGGGCAGAAAACGTCAAGCGGCGCGTGGTGATGGATGCGTTTTACATTCATCAGCACAAAGGCACCATCAGCGCCGTGCGCCGCGTGGTGGAGCCGTTCGGATTTCTTATCCGCGTGCTGGAGTGGTGGAAAACCGGTGAAGCGCCCGGCACGTTTCGCCTGGACATTGGCGTGCAGGATCAGGGCATTACCGAGCAGACCTATCTGGAGCTTGAGCGCCTAATAAGCGACGCCAAGCCCTGCAGCCGTCACTTGCTGGGGATGTCGATAAACCTGCAGGTGACGGGCGAAACCCGCATTGCGGCGGGCAGCTACGACGGCGACGCGATGACCGTTTACCCCTACACCCCCGAAAACATTTCCGTCAGCGGCGGGCTTTACAGCGGCGCGGCGGTTCACGTTACTGACACGATGGAAATCAGACCATGAGCCAGAAATATTACGCCATAGTGACTAACCTCGGCGCGGCGAAGATTGCCAACGCCGCCGCGCTCGGTACTAAACTGAGCATCACGCAGATGGCCGTGGGCGACGGGGGCGGCACGCTGCCTACACCAAACGCCAGCCAGACAGCGCTGATTAGCGAAAAGCGACGCGCGGCCATTAATACGCTGAGTATCGATCCGGCCAACGCCAGCCAGGTGATTGCCGAACAGGTCATCCCTGAAACCGAGGGCGGTTTCTGGATCAGGGAAATGGGCCTGTTTGACGCTGACGGCACGCTGATTGCGGTCTGCAACACGCCGGAAACCTACAAGCCCGCCCTGCAGGAGGGGAGCGGGCGCACGCAGACGGTGCGCATGGTCCTGATTGTGAACAGTACCGACGCGATTACCCTGAAAATCGATCCGTCGGTGGTGCTGGCGACGCGCCAGTATGCGGATGACAAAGCGCTGGAGGTGCGCCAGTACGCCGACGGCCTGATGGATGCGCACCTGAAAGCGACCAACCCGCACCCGCAGTATGCGCCGATCAACAGCCCAACGCTGACCGGCATCCCGAAAGCGCCCACGGCGGCACCCGGCACGAACAACACGCAGATGGCAAGCACTGCCTTTGTGCAGGCGGCACTGGCCGCGCTGGCAGGCGGTGCGCCCGAAGCGCTGGACACGCTGAAAGAGCTGGCCGACGCGCTGGGCGGTGATGCGAACTTTTCCGCGACGGTGCTTAACAGGCTGGCCGGTAAAATGGACATTGCGAAAAACGGCAGCGACATCGCCAGCGTGTCCGAGTTTCTCAACAACCTCGGGCTGGGGAGTGGTTCGGCGCTGCCGGTAGGCGTTCCGGTGCCGTGGCCGGTGGCAACGCCGCCAGCGGGCTGGCTCAAATGCAACGGGGCGGCATTCAGCGCAACTGACTATCCGCAGCTGGCGAAAACCTTCCCGTCGCTTAAGCTGCCCGACCTGCGCGGCGAATTTATCAGGGGCTGGGATGACGGCCGCCTGGCGGATGCGGGGCGCGGCCTGCTGACGGCGCAGAGTCCGACCTACCTGCGCACCGGCATGATGGATTACAACGGCAGTGACGTTGATAACAATGGCGTTTACATCGGCATGGCCTATGCCGAGGCCGACACCGCAGGCAAATCGGTTGCCGCGCCGTCCGGCATATTCCGCGCGCCCAACAACACCGATCTGACCGGGCAGGCGTCGCGTGACAACGGCGTGACGGGCAGCGCAAGCAATACCGTCTATTCCGACGCCGGTTCCGTATGGGTTTCCACGCGCCCGCGCAACGTGGCGTTTAATTACATCGTGAGGGCTGCATAATGGCCGCAAAGAAAAACATCACCCTGGACAGTGACGGGCTGGCCGTCACGTCCGGCACGCTCACCGTTTACAGCTTTGATCCGGCAACCGGCGAATATACCGGCGCGGCAGATGAGTATCTGGCGCAAGGGGTGGGTATCCCGGCGCATTCCACCGACACCGCACCACCCAAAAGCGCCAGCGACAAAGCCTGCGTATATCAGGGCGGCAGCTGGCAGCAGGTGGCTGACCATCGCGGAGAAACCGTCTACAGTACCGCAACCGGCGCGCCCGTTCTGGTCACGCTGCCCGGTGATTACCCTACAGGCACGACACTGCTTAAACCGCAGACGCCTTTTGACGCGTGGGGTGGCGTGGCGTGGGTGACGGACACCGACGCACAGCAGCGCGCCGCCGTGGCAGCGGCAGAGGCCGAAAAAAACACCCGTATCAGTGAGGCGGGCAGCGTGACGCAGGTCTGGCAGACGCAGCTGGCGCTCGGCATCATCAGCGCAGACGACAAAGCGCAGCTTACGGCATGGATGCGCTACATCCAGCAGGTACAGGCTACCGACACGGCCAGCGCGCCGGATATCAGCTGGCCGGAAAAGCCAGCACAGTAATCAGAGGCCCGTTTCGGGCCTGGTTATTATAAAATAAAAGCATAAAACTATGCTTTTTTGGTTATCATTTAAGATAATAACTTGTCTTTTTTTTCCGATGTTTGACAATTTGCACTATAATACGGCACCTAATGGCATTTTTTTTCAATTTAATCCCCCGCCGTACTGCGGTGCAAAAAATGAAGGTGTAATATAGAAGCTGAGCGGAAATCTTTAGTGTTACTAAACACAACACGTACTTAATAATAATATCAGTGAGGTTATTTTCCAAAAAGGTTGGGCTATAAAGTCTGATATACAGACAAAGAAAAAGGAAATTAAATGATAGTAAACCGTAAGTGAATATAAAATTAAAGATGCCCTCCCCCTCTCTGAAAAGTTCTTTTTGCTTTTTTATGCAGGAGAATGTAGTGGGAAGATAATGAGCCTCATCGACAATGAAGCCGCGCAAATTCAGTTTATGTTCAAAAAGAAACCTTTTTATCACATGCTTTTCTCGGAATACTGTATTTGTTTTCAACTCAATCTCTATATCTTTTTGCTCTTTGCTGACCCACTCCTGTCTGTATGATTTCCACCAATACCAGGGCATTAAAATATCACGATACTCAGATATTATTGGTTTGAATAAATTTAATGCTTCACCAGTAATTTCAATAATGCATGTGTTTTTACTTTCATTTGAGACGCCAAGGAATGGATTCATCATGGATGTTGCGTAGCATCTCCCTCCTGTAAGTGATAGCAGGCACTTTGAATCCATTATCGAAATCATATTTGTGTAGCTGTTTACAAAGTGATATATCGAGCGAGGTCTTTTATTGAAAAACCTTACTTTGGCAGCAAGGTAAATCATCACAATTATGAAAAAGAAAGGAACCGCAAAAAGCAGAACGCCTAATGCAATAAAACCGATTAGATTAAATCTTTTAAAAGTATAATTTTGTTCCTGAAGGAGTGTTTTTTTCATAATGTTAGCATTGGTTTTTTTTAGTGTCTCACATACTAAATAATTTAATTTGTGTGGTAAAGCGCACAATTGAATAGGGATGCAATTTATCTCTATTACACCAATCATGAGGCCCTGTTCACATAAGGAATTCCTCATGGCTCAAGATTATCATCACGGCGTGCGCGTTGTCGAAATCAACGAAGGTACCCGAACCATTACCACCGTAAGCACGGCCATCATCGGGATGGTCTGCACCGGCGATGACGCCGACGCGGCAACGTTCCCGCTGAACCGTCCCGTTTTACTCACCGATATCATTACCGCCAGCGGCAAAGCGGGTAAAACCGGCACGCTGGCCTCATCACTCGACGCCATCGCCGATCAGGCAAAACCGCTTGTTGTGGTGGTACGCGTGGCGCAGGGCGCAACCGAGGCGGAAACCTCGGCCAACATCACCGGCGGCGTGACTGATGACGGAATGCGCACCGGCATGCAGGCCCTGCTAGCGGCGCAGACCGTCTGCGGCGTGAAGCCTCGCATCCTCGGCGTGCCGGGGCATGACACTAAGGCGGTGGCAACCGCGTTGCTGAGCGTGGCGCAGAGCTTAAAGGCTTTTGCGTATATTGCGGCCTATGGCTGCAAAACCGTGTCCGAGGTTATCGCCTACCGCGCTAATTTCAGCCAGCGCGAAGGAATGCTTATCTGGCCCGACTTCATCAGCTTTGACACCGTGCTGAAAGCGGACGCGACAGCGTATGCCACCGCCCGCGCGCTCGGTCTGCGCGCCAGAATTGACGAAACAACCGGCTGGCACAAGTCCCTGTCAAACGTCGGCGTGAACGGCGTCACCGGCATTTCTAAAGACGTGTCGTGGGATTTGCAGGATCCGGCAACCGATGCGGGCCTGCTGAACCAGAACGACGTCACCACGCTGATCCGTAAAGACGGCTTCCGTTTTTGGGGTTCGCGCTGCCTGAGTGATGACCCGCTCTTTCAGTTCGAAACCTACACCCGCACGGCGCAGGTGCTGGCCGACACGATTGCAGAGGCGCAGATGTGGGCCGTTGACGGGCCGCTGAATCCGTCGCTTGCCCGCGACATCATCGAAGGCATCAACGCCAAGCTGCGCAGCCTGGTGAATCAGGGCTATCTCATCGGCGCCAGCTGCTGGCTGGATGAGTCGGTAAACACCAGGGAAACACTCAAGGCCGGACAGCTGTTTATCGACTACGACTACACGCCGGTGCCGCCGCTGGAAAACCTGATGCTGCGCCAGCGCATCACAGACCAGTATCTGGTCAACTTCGCCGCCAGCGTTAAAGCATAAGGAGCTGAACACATGGCCTTACCCCGTAAGTTAAAACACCTGAACCTGTTCAACGCAGGCAACAACTGGCAGGGGCTGGTTGAGTCCCTGACGCTGCCAAAGCTGACCCGCAAGTTTGAGAAGTACCGCGGCGGCGGCATGGCCGGTGCCGTCGATATTGATATGGGCCTGGACGATGGCGCGCTGGATACGGAATTCACCGTCGGCGGCACCGAGGCGCTGCTGTTTAAGCAGCTGGGCGCGGAAACCGTGGACGCGGTGCAGCTGCGCTTTACCGGCTCAATCCAGCGTGACGACACCGGCGAGGTGCAGGCGGTGGAGCTGGTCACGCGCGGGCGCTACAAGGAGCTGGATTCCGGCGAGTGGAAAACCGGCGACGCCAACACGACCAAGGTTTCCGCGACCAACAGCTACGCCAAGCTGACCATTAACGGCGAAGTGCTGTTTGAGGTGGATCTGGTCAACATGGTTCACATCGTGGACGGCAAAGATATGATGGAAGCGCACCGCAGCGCGCTGGGCCTGTAATCACGGCGGCAGGCGCTGGCCTGCTGCTTTTATCAATTTTTCAGTGGATCAAGAACATGAGCGAAATTATCAGCGAAAAAACCGTCACCCTGGACACGCCGATTAAGCGCGGTAAAACCGAAATCAAAGAGGTGGTACTGCGCAAACCGCAGTCCGGTGCGCTGCGTGGCGTGCGCCTGCAGGCGTTAATGGAAATGGACGTCAACGCGGTGATGGCCGTGCTGCCGCGCGTGTCAACGCCTGCACTGACGGCACAGGAAATCAACGAAATTGACCCTGCTGATCTGGTGGCGCTGTCGGTGGAGGTGCTGTCTTTTTTGTTAACGAGGTCGGCGCTTTCGACTATCCCGCAGAGCTGACCGTAGACGATCTGGTGGCAGACATCGCCACCGTGTTTCACTGGCCGCCGCCGGTCATGTTCGCGGAGTCGCTGGCGGACGTGCTGATGTGGCGGCACAAAGCGATCCTGCGTAACGGAGCCGGTGACGATGAGTGACAGAGACCTGCGCCTGCAGGTGGTACTTAAGGCGGTGGACAAAATCACCCGCCCTTTTCGCAGTGCGCGCGACGGCTCCAGAGAGCTGTCCGCCGCCCTTAAAGCCAGCAAAGACAGCCTGAAAAGCCTGAACGATCAGGCGGGGCGCATTGACGGCTTTCGCAAAACGCGCCAGCAGCTTGCCATCACTGAGAAAAATCTCGCCTCTGCCCGGCAGGAGGCCGCCGCGCTGGCGACGCAGTTTGCCGCCACCAACCGCCCCACGGCGCAGCAGTCCCGCTTGCTTGAGCAGGCAAAAAACCGCGTTAATGACCTGCAGCAGAGTTACAACGGCCTGCTGCGCTCGGTACAGCAGCAACGCGGCGCGCTGACCGCCGCCGGTATCGACACCAAACAGCTGAGCGCGGCACAGCGCCGACTGAAAACCGACGCCAGCGCAGCGAGTGACGCCATCGGGCGCCAGCAGAGTGAGCTTAAAAAGCTGGGCGAGCGCCAGGCCAAAATGCGCGCCGTGCGTGAGCGCTACGGGAAAACGCTGGAGGCCCGCGACAGGGTGGCCGGAGCAGGAGCGACAGCCACGGCGGCGGGCATGGCAATGGGCGTACCATTTGCGGCAGCGATTAAAGCCTCGGCGGATATGGAAGACGCCATGAAGGGCGTGGCAAAGCAGGTAAACGGCCTGCGCGATGACAAGGGCAACCGCACCGCGCAGTTTTACGACATGCAGGCCGCCATCAAGGCCGCCAGTGAGCAACTGCCTATGGAGCACGGCGCGGTTGACTATGCCGCGCTGGTTGAGGGTGGCGCGCGCATGGGCGTCACCAACCAGAATGACTCTTATGCCGACCAGAAGCGCGACTTACTGGCCTTTGCCACCACGGCGGCCAAGGCGTCAACAGCGTTTGAGCTGCCCGCCGACCAGCTGGCCGAGGGGCTGGGTAAAATCAGCCAGCTTTACAAGATACCGACCCGCAATATTGAGCAGCTGGGCGATGCGCTGAACTATTTAGACGATAACGCCATGTCAAAAGGCGCGGACATTATCGACGTGCTGCAGCGCATGGGTGGCAACGCCGACCGGCTGGACTTTCGCAAGGCGGCGGCGCTGGGTTCAACGTTCCTTTCACTCGGTGCCACCTCTGAGATTGCGGCGAGTTCGGCTAACGCAATGGTGCGCGAGCTGTCGATTGCCACCATGCAGGGCAAGCGCTTTCAGGAAGGCATGACGCTGCTTAAGCTTGACCCGAAAAAGATTGAAAAGCAGATGACCACGGACGCTATGGGAACCATCATCAGCGTGCTGGAGAAGGTCAAAAAACTGCCGAGCAGTAAGCGACTTAGCGCCCTGACGATGATATTCGGCAAGGAGTTCGGCAAGGATGCGGCAAAACTCGCCAACAACCTGCCGGAGCTGCGCCGACAGCTGGCCCTGACGCAGGGAGACGCCGCCAGGGGTTCAATGGAAAAAGAGTCTGTCATCAACAAAGATTCCCTGTCCGCGCAGTGGTTGCTGTCCAAAACTGGCCTTAATAACGCGATGAGCGGTCTGGGCGACACGCTGCGCCAGCCGCTCATGGACATCATGGGGCTGATTAAAAAAGTCACCAACGGGGCGGCGCAGTGGATAGAGAAAAACAAGGCGCTGGCTGGCGCGCTGGTGAAAGTCGGCGCTGCAGTGTCTGCCATCGTCATCGGTCTGGGGACGCTGGCTATCGGTTTTGCGGCCATTGTCGGGCCGATGGCGGTTATCAGGCTGAGCATGGCGACGCTGGGCTTTAAGGGCGCGGGCGCATTCGGAATGATAGGTAAGGCGTTGCGCATCGTCGGCAGCGGCGTTATCTGGCTGGGCCGCCTGATGTTTGCCAACCCGATTCTGGCCGTATTGGGCCTTATCGCAATGGCGGCAATTTATATCTGGCGTAACTGGGACACCCTCGGCCCAATGTTTAAAGCGACATGGCAGCGGGTGACAGATAACACCTCGGCAGCGTGGGAGGCCATCAAAGGCAAAATAGCCGGTGCGTGGACGTGGGTTAAATCCCTGTTCACGGATGGCGCGCTGCAGGGAGTAATCAGCAGAGGCTGGGACGCGATACGCGACGGCATCGCCGGGGCATGGCAAAGCATCAAGGCAGCCGTGTCGCAGAAGTGGGATGAGCTGGTTAACTCGGCCAGCACGCTGCCGGAGCGGTTTAAAGAAGCGGGCAGCAACATGATCAGCGCGCTGCTTGAGGGCATCACGGCCAAATGGGACGCGCTTAAGGCCAGACTGTCATCGATGACGGATTTGCTGCCCGGATTCATGAAGCCATCGGCAGATAAGGGCGGCGCGCCACCGGTCAATCCCTTAAGCCCCGCATCCCCGACGGGCTTTGCCGGACTGTTTGACAATGGCGGCTACATCCCCGCCGGTCAGTATGGCATTGCGGGCGAGAACGGGCCGGAGCTGGTCAACGGCCCGGCGCGCATTACCAGCCGTCGCCGTACTGCCGCACTGGCCGCATCGGCTGCGCTGGCGCTGGGTATGGCCGCCGCACCTGCAGCAGCCCGCCAGCTGCACCCGATGAGTCTGCCCGCGCAGGCATATCAGAGTAAAGCGCAGCGCGCACAGACAGCGCAGCCGGTTGCCGCGCCACAAATCAACGCGTCATTCACCATCGTGCAACAGCCGGGAGAGAGCCAGGAAGATCTGGTTGATAAGGTGATGCGCAGGCTCAAAGCTGAGCAGCGTCAGGCAGAGGGACGCGCGCGCAGTTCTTATCGTGACCAGGGGGGATTTGACGAATGATGATGACGCTGGGGCTGTTCGTTTTCATGCTGGAAACGGTGCCTTATCAGGAGCTGCAGTTACAACGCAGCTGGCGGTTTCCGTCTAACAACCGCGTGGGCTTTCGCCCGTCGCTGCAGTTTGCCGGGCCGGACACCGACACGCTGACGCTTTCCGGCGTGCTGCTGCCGGAGCTGACCGGCGGCAGGCTGTCGCTGTATGCGCTGGAGCAGATTGCGGAGCTGGGACGCGCCTGGCCGCTGATAGAGGGCAGCGGCACCATTTACGGCATGTACGTGATTGAGAGCCTGAGCCAGACCAAGGCCGAGTTTTTCAGTAACGGCGCGTGCAGGCGCATTGAGTTCACACTCACGCTTAAGCGTGCAGACGAGTCGCTGGGCGAGATGTTCGGCAGCCTTAGCGGCCAGCTTGACGCCATGAAAAGCGCGGCGGCAGGGGTGGCCGGTAAAGTGACTGCAGCAGTGGGAGGGCTTTTCTGATGATGCAGGCAGAAAACTGGGTAAAGGGGGCGGCCAGCGCCCCGGCGTTTCGGCTGACGATGGAGGGCGAGGACGTCACCCAGGCCATACAAAAGCGACTCATCAGCCTGACGCTTACCGATAACCGGGGTTTTGAGGCCGATCAGCTGGATATTGAGCTGGACGACGCGGACGGCCTGCTGCAGCTGCCGCGCCGTGGCGTGGTGCTAAAGCTGGCGCTGGGCTGGGAGGGTGAGCCGCTCATCAGTAAGGGCAGCTATACGGTTGATGAGATTGAGCACAGCGGCACGCCCGACCGGCTGACGCTGCGGGCCCGCAGCGCCGATTTTCGCCAGACCCTGAACACCAAACGCGAAAAGTCGTGGCACGAAACCACAGCAGGCGAAATTGCGAAAGCCATTGCGGAAAAGCACAAGCTGGATTTAGCGCTGGGCGCCGACGTTGAGAAAATGTCAATCGACCACATCGACCAGACCAACGAATCCGACGCCAGTTTTCTGATGCGTGTCGCCCGCCAGTGCGGTGCGCTGGCCTGCGTCAAGGACGGCAAGCTGCTGTTTATCCGGCAGGGACAGGGCAAAAACGCCAGCGGCAAGGCGCTGCCGGTCATCACCATACAGCGTCGTGACGGCGACAGTCACCACTTTACCCTGGCTGACCGTGACGCCTACACCGGCGTGATTGCCAGCTGGCTGCATACGCGCGAGCCAGCGAAAAAGCCACAAACGAAGGTAAAGCGACGCCGCAAAACCACAGTGAAGAAAAAAGAGCCGGAAGCGAAACAGGGTGATTATCTCGTCGGCACCGATGAAAACGTGCTGGTGCTGAGCCGCACCTATGCCAACCGGTCAAACGCAGAGCGGGCAGCCAAAATTCAGTGGGAACGGCTACAGCGAGGCGTAGCCACCTTCTCGATCCAGCTGGCGCGAGGACGCGCAGAGCTTTACACCGAAATGCCGGTAAAGGTGATGGGGTTTAAAAAGCAGATTGATGATGGGGAATGGATCATTACCACGCTGACGCACAGCCTGAGCGCTGACAGTGGCTACACTACGAGCATCGAGCTGGAAGTGAAAATTGATTCATTGCAAATGGAATGATATGTATCCCAAAACAGATGTTTGTGTATAATTGATTAAAAATGCGATGGGGCTTAAGCGATGATGAATTGTCCTATGTGTGGTAATGCCGCACACACGAGAAGTAGCTTTCAGGTATCTAAGAATACTAAAGAGCGTTATAACCAGTGCCAGAACATTAACTGCAGTTGTACCTTTAAATCACATGAAACTGTGACTGACATAATCATGACACCAGGAAAAGTTTCTAGCGTTCCGCCCCACCCTGAAGGAGGTTCTCAGCAAGTCTTATGGATGTAAAAAATGCCCGCTTAGCGGGTTTTTTTTTGCCCCTCGCAAGAGAAAAGTTGATGGGCATTGAAATATGCAAAAAAAGTCTGCTGCCATTTTGCTGCCATCGAGACTATAGGCAACAAAAAAGCCACCCTTGCGAGGTGGCTTAATTGCTTGATTTTAATCACTAAATTTGGTGGCCCCTGCTGGGTTTGAACCAGCGACCAAGCGATTATGAGTCGCCTGCTCTAACCACTGAGCTAAGGGGCCAGCGGAGCGGGGATTATAAAGTATCTCTTCAG